GTTGTATTTCTAATGCAGATGTTAAATTTCTACAAAAATCAAATAATTGCCTTACACTATCTAGTGAGTTTGTAAGTTTATATATACTTGGTGGTGTTGGTAATCTTATCATCTAAATGAGTCCTCTATTGCATTTATTCTAAAGTCTCCTAAAGACCATTCATCATTTGTGCCAGTACTTGAATATTTGATTGCAATTTGTCTGCCTTTAGCTCTTGTACTTAATTTTTGTGTAGATGATGTTACTGTAAATGGTCCTTTGGTGATTTCAGTACCATTAGGATATTTTTTACATTTAAATTCAATAAACAAATTTGTATCTGTTGTGAGAGTTGCATCTGGTACAATTTTATCAATTAAAAATGTTCTATTGCCAGTTTCATCTATTTCTAACTCACCACTTTCAATAAAACAATTCATAGCATCACCATCTGCACTATTTCCGCTTTCATGGTTATATAAACGAGCATCAGTATCAAAAGCAAAAGGTGTGTTTTTAAAACCTTGTGCATCTAACCAAACATTTCTATCTAGTGTACCAACAACCCAAGTGTTTTCTGCATAATTATAAGTTACATAACTATCTGGTTCTGGGTTTACTGTTCCTAAAACATTATCAACACTTACATAAAACCATGTTATTTCATTAAATTTTTTATTTTGACCTACAAATGTTTTATCAAAATACCTTTGTTGTATTCTATTAAATAGAAAATATTTTACAGTACATGGTAATTCTTGAACTGAGCCATTGTATACAAAAAAATTACTTTTACCTAACCAATAAACATTACCATCAACACTTATTGTACCATTCTTGGCAACAGCACCACAATTAACTGCTAATAATCTAAAAGCAAATGTAAAAGGAGGTCCTACAAAACTCATTCCATAAATAGCTTCATCAGTATTTATAATTGTTTCATCTTTTGTAGGTATAATTGAAACTATTTTATTTCCTACTTCTAATCTTTGGTCGCCTGATGTATTTGTTGCAGTTGGTGTAAAATTTGTAAAATCTTCTTGGTCTGAAAATCTAACAAGCATTGGGTCTAGGTTTGTTGTACCAAAAGTAGTTGTTCCTCCAACTACTAAATGTCTATCTGGGAATGAAATTGTCATAGTTTTATTTTTGGTAGGGATACCACTAGAACCACCTAATGCAGATGCTAAAGATGCTCTATTAGCTTCTCCTGCTGATGTGTCCCAATAATATATTTGCCCATCTCTATTGCTTGCTAATAAATCTTCTCCCCATAACTGTAGAGACCATTGTGTGGCTTCTAATGCAACTGTATCACTACTAACGTCTCTAGCAGTGCCCCATGTACTTAAATTCCAAGTACCTACACCCCAACCAGTCGCTGTATCTGCGCTTTCAATGTTCATTTGAGCATCACGACCAATTAAATATTCTATATCTAAACCTGTACCACCACCTGTTGCACCACTTGATGCTTGAGTTGGCGATTGAATAGAATATGAGTTAGAATCTATAAATGTTATAGCATAGCCCTCTACTCTATTAAGAATATCTGCACTTATTCCTCCAACTGCGGTAGCTTCTTTGATGACAATAAAATCTCCATTTTTTGCACCATGACTACTATCTGTTACAGTTATTGTTGTTGAACCGTTTGTTGTAACTAAAGGGTTACTTAAATTTGTAGATGTTTTTCTTAATGGTGTAATATCATATAGAACGCCAGAGTTTATTATATATAAATGATTATGTGTACCAAGTGCTATTCTATCAATACCATCATCACTTGCTCTCCAAAAAACAGCATTTTTAGGTTTGCCTTGAGCTAATGTTGTACTAGAAGTATCAGCATTATCGTAATATACCTCTTGTTCCCAACCACCTATTTTAGTTGGATAGCCATTTCTAAAACGGATTAAATTACCATCTACATAGAAAGGTCCATTTTTTCCTGCAGAATATTCTGTGATATCTTTTACAATACCAGAATTTAATTTTAATAACCTATAACTCAAGTTACTATATTCCCCATTCTATCACTTAATCGTTTTGCTCTATTAGGCACTTGTTTTGCCCATTTTGAATCTAACATTTGAATTTTTGCTTCTTCATAGTTACCTTCATCAATAGCTTTTCTCATACGAATAAAATTGGTTAATCTTGGGCGACCTAGATTAAACATCATATTTGCAATAATTAATTGAACTTCTTCTGGTTTGTTATAAAAATCATCATATAAAACTGTGCAATCATCAATTACCACTTCTATGTCTGCTAGAAAACACTCATCAACTCTTTCTTTTGTGACCTCTGAACCTATCTCATAATCGTTTTCTGGGTCTGAAGCATTACATAAGTGACCTATTCCTAAAGTCTTATATCCCAAATGGTCTAAATACACCTCATATTTAACACCTTCGTCTTCTATAAGTTCTTTTTTAAGGATTTCAATATTCATTTATACCTCTTGTAAATCTTCAATACCTGAAAATGATGAATATTTAGAACCAGAAACATCTTCGCCTTCTTCAACCATTTGACAAGCAGGGCAAATATAATTGACTGTTTGAACTATTTCGTCTTTTACAATAACTTGTTTTTGCATACTAATTTTGCAAACATAACATAATTTCATTTTAATTTCGCCTTTGTTTTTTTTTAAGTTCTAATACGTGTTTTCTATAAAAGCAATTGCCAATCTTTATAAAAGGCTTAGATATATTTAACCAAAACCAAATCATTTTTTCATATTTTCTCTTGCAACACCTTTTGATTTTTCAAAACTTCTCATTCCACCTAATCCTAATAATGAAAGAGTTAAGGTCATAAGTTCAGATGTTTCTAATTTTGGTAATACTACTTCTGGCAACCATATTGCTGTCGCCCATTCTGCCAAAGGCATAATAAAAAATTGTGTTAAAAGACCTAATGCACAAATCCACATAATAGCAGGCCTTGAACCACTCACAAAAATACTAGGGTGTTTAGCTTGCTCTTTGTTTATTTCTAATTGACCTTTTGCTAATTCTTGAGCATGATTTTCTGCCATCGTAGCCACTTGATGAGCTAATTCGTTTTTTTTATCTTTATCTTCAATAAATTTACCAAGAAGATTAGAAACAGGTCCTATTAACGCGGTGAGCATCTACATTCCTTTCTCTTAAATCTACTATCTATCCATAGCTTACCATAATAAATAACAAAAAGCCAAAAGGTAAATAAAATGCCTTCTACATAAGATAAAGTGTTCCAAGCATCTAAAATCATGTTTTCCATTTTAATCTCCCTACTGGTAATTTAGAGCATTTGTATTGTGTTGGCTTCCATAACGGATAATATTTGTGTATTTGTCTACTTATTTGTAATGCCCTTTGTTTACATTCAAATTCAGTTTCATAAGGTCCTAGTTGGTCTTCTATGGTTTTACAATTATTTGGCATACCTATTACACATATTGTAATTAATGCCTTAAACATTATTTTTTACTCATAAAAGCAGAAGCACCCATATATGCACCTACAATTCCTGCACCTGATATATAAAATAAATTACTTATGTCTGATAATGCTTTTAATCTTTCTATATCTACAACAAACATAGCAACAGTAAACAAACCCATTGCTATTAATGTGGCTCTTGCAATTCTTAATTGTGCTAATTGTTTTCTTAAAAGTTGTTCTGTTTCTTTAATAGATGTAGCTATTGCTAATTCTTCATCTGTAACAATACCATCATTATTGATGTCGTATTTGTTGTATTTACTATTTTTTTCTAGTCCTTTTTTCATATGCTTTTTTAATTTCCTCTATAGACCTTTTGCAACCTATACAAACATTGTTGATTAATTTACATATGCCAACACAAGGACTCATATTCTACTTACTCTTAATCTTTATTAAAGGCTAAAGAACCTGCATTTGACACATTTATTGTGGCATCTACATCTTGTACCTTTAGTTTGTTTGTACTAGAATCATATGTTATATCACCACCCAAAGTGGCAACTTCAGCACCTGCAGTATCTATATTCGCTTGACTAGATATTGCTTTTGTAGATGATACAGAAGAACCTTCAACTGCTCTTGTAACTTGTACTGTAGTTTGTAAACTTTGTGTTGCACCTTGAGTTGTTGTAGCTTCATAAGGTGTTGTATTGCTACCATCATTTCCAGTAACTGAGATAGAAAAATCACTTGTATTTTCAGCACTATCACTGGTAAATGTAACTACTTTATGAGCAACACCACTAATAGTTTTATCAGCATCAACACCAGTATTAAATTTACCTTGAAATGTACTATTAGCATTCAA